AGTTGCTCAATCTTAGCCTGATGATATTGTGATTGTATAGAATCAGTATTGTCGTAAGTATAGTTGAAGTTCTCAATCGAACGCTGATGAGAACGAATCGAATACTGACGATAATTGTCCTTGAGGGCTTCAATCAGCAGACGAATATTCTTGAGAACCGAATCAGCAATGGTTTGTTGTGCTTGGAGTTGCATTGAATTGATTTCTCTCATGTGGCCAATATACAATCAATCCAGCCCCAGCACAAGGGGGCTTGTGCAGGTTATTCAAGTGGCACACTAATACACCCACAATGCAATGGAGTTTCTTATACCTTCCACAACTGTTGTAACATGATGAGGATACAAAAACGAAGATGGAAATAATACTGTTTGGCCTGCCGCCAATTCTATTTTGCAATCACTAATCATAAAATCACCACCAACGAAATCATCATTCAGAAGTGTAACAAGACTCAGAAATGGAATACCTTTGATGTTACCATCAAAAATACTCTGAATGTGATCACAATGCTGAATAATACTGCTGCCAGGATGATAACGAAGGTATTTTGGATAACTAACACCATTCCATCCAGAAAAGTAATCAGAATTATGTTCACCTATAATATAACTGGCAATCACATCATGAAACTTATTCATTATCCATTCATGCGATTCAATCGCACCAATGTAAGATTTTGATTCATTCTGATTACTATATTCTTCACCAGTTGTTTGATTGTAAAATGTATTTGTTTCCCATTTTACTCTATCAAGTTCAGATAAAATTAAATTGGTTTCATTGTTATCAAATACATCATACACAGAAATGAAATGATCTAGTGTTGTAGTAAATGGATTCATTCTCTTGGCTGTGGTGCTATTTTATCATGGAAAACATTATTGACAAAAATTGTAATTTCCCCTTGCAATTCTGTTGCATAGAATTGACCTAACTCATATGCTTCTTCAAGTGAGCTGCAATGGTGATGATTGATACCATTGGTGATAAAGAACTCGTCTTGCATTGTTTTATATTAACTGTTCTATTTAACTACCAAGATTTGGGTTTGGTGAAGTTGTAGTAGGAGAATTGGCGACGATTGACTAACTTGAACGTTCCATAATCGTTGGAGTGAACATAACCCTCATGACCAGAAATGTGATCAATACCAAGATCAAGCTTTGCATCAACTTGATCACCAGTGATCTCAATTCCCTCCATGATTAACAGTTTCACTTCAGTTAGCAACTCAAACAACCACAGCAGATTGCCGTCGATGCAATCAATTACGCGATTCTCACGAATACACTTGTTAATTGCAATCTTCAGTTGTTCCGCTTCTTTCTTCATAGGGTATTTAACAAAGTTGCTAATCACACTTGCGAGAGCGAGAAGATAATCAACGCGACGACGACGTGATGTAAATTGTGCAGTGCAATCTACAAAATGAACAGAAGAAAAGGAATTAAGAAAACCACTATCGGAGTCTTTAACAAAGTTTGCTTCCAAGTCTTTGATCGAACTGCCAACATAACGTGTATGAGGAACAACAACCACAGAAGCACGAAGTACATCCGTGGAAACAAAGTCATAAGTGATAGTATTGGGCGTAAAAGTGCTTTGACCGCCATAACCAATAAAATCACACTGATAAATCTCCTCAACGTGCGGGAGCTCAGCGAGGCAGGTATGAAGAATCGCTGCGACCTTAGAATTAGTGCCGTGATTCTTTTCGATGTCAGCGTGTGTATAATTGATCTTAACTTTCTTCTTGTTGAATACACTTTTTGTTCCAACGAAGAACTCATCATTCTCAGGATTTGTGCCAAATACAATAGCAGGAGCGCCATCGTATTTAACACTGCAATAACCCTTACAGTTACGCAGATAGTTGATAGTCTGTTGCACAGATTTCTTACCGAGCAGCACAGAATCTTCTGGATGTTCGAGATGGAGGTTCTTCATGTGGCCATCATACACTAAAAAAGGGGTCTGTAAAGACCCCATGTGGTAGTTTAAGAATTGGCACAGTCTTGCAATTCTTTCACACGTTCATGACGTAGATTCAACAGTTCACGATAACGCTTGTGCTGTTCTTTTGTGAGTTGAAAATAGTTGCGATGCCACTCAGTACGCAACTCTTTCATTTCTTTCATTACTTCGGAGGATTTCATAATCAATAATCGTAATCAGCGTTAAGGTATTCGTTGAAGTCAAACTTGTCATCGTAGTTATCTACAATGTCAAAGATTTCGCCAGGCATGTCTTGAATCTCAGACCACAGATCGGTGTCGAAGTCCATAGGAATCTCAGGAACATGGCCATAATACATGGGCCTGGGTGCAGCGGTCAAGATAGTGGACAATTTGATTAGTGGCTCGCTCTATTGTAAATTAAATGCGATTGAAATGCGATCTTCGTCAGATTCATTTGATTCAACATGATGATTTAGATGCGAGGGAAATATCACTGTTGTTCCTTCGTGTGGAATAAACTCAAATGTGTAAGAATAATTATAATCCCTCCTTACCCAATCTGCAGCACTTTTAATTAATCTATCTTGCATAAAAGAGTTTGGATTCATGAACACCAAGTTTCCAGAATTTTTTGGTATTTTTACCCAAAAGACACCAGAAATATAACATCCTGGATGATTATGTGATGTGTTATAATTTCCTTTTTTATTGATATTGATCCACATATTATCTAACTCAAATTTCCTATTATAATGAATTAATGACTGGGATACATTATTTAAAATGTAATCCTTAAAGTCGAAAAAAGATTCTTGTTTATGAAAATCTGCGGGAGATTGCCAACCACCACGATTAGTTAGAAATACGCTATCTGTTGTAGATTGATAATTATAAATCCACTCAATTAATTTTTTACGAATATGATCATACGAATCACATTGAATTTCTGTGATAATTGATGGAAATACTGCATGATGAAATGTATTCATTTTTCTGTGAGTTTTCTTATATTCATAAAGTCTGATTTATTTACAACAACACAAACATCTTGTGATCTATGTTTGCCTTTAACTACAAGTATGGAAAGAGAGTGATCACAAGTGAATGTGACCACTCCTACGATTTCTTTATATTTAACAGTCTCACCCTCAGCAAACAGCATCAAGATCCTCCACAAACATCCAATCGTCAGGCTCTTGACCATCAACAACAAACTCTAGATATAGTGCATCGGCATCATCTAAACGATCTTTGTCAAATAGATAACACATTTGATGATTCCAATGATTTTCAATTTCAACCAGGATTTGGCGATGTAGATTAGTCATGAGAACGCAGATTCAAGAGGATTCATTTTGATTTGCATGGCCGAGTAGGGTGTAGTTTGCTTTGGATCGACTACACTACCCACTGTCGATGAATTGATTGGGGAATGGTATTTTCTTGTTTTGGAGTTGTAGAATCCCCAGATGCAACGAACAGGCTCACCAAGATTATAGTCATAAGTGCGATCATCACATATCCAAATGGCAGTAATGTTGCGCTTGAAAGATGTTTGCTCATAATGATAGTTCTGCGGTGCTTTGTGAGGAAACTTTACTGCCATAATCAAGTGATAAATGCGTCAACAATACGAGATTCTTCTTCTCCAACAATCAAAAATCGTGGTGCTTTAACCACATTTGCCATGATACGATCATCAAACGATTCTACATACTCATCGCGCCACTCTAGCAGCAAATCGTGACATTCATTATCATCTTTGGCAACAACATTGATTGTGCCACCATATTCTGAAGAAGGAAACCCAACCCAATAATCGACAATGTAAAGTGATTTCATCTTTTCTGATTAACTACTCCTTAATTTTAGTTGATTGTGTGTCTTTTGTCAATTCATTCTACTTTACAATCAGGATGCCACACTTTAAGTTGAGCACAATACTGTTCTTTGGGAGTTTCTTGATAGTAAGACTTAAACATTTTGTTGTCTCGGGTGATTAGAAATGCTTGCCAACCAAGCATTGCACCGAATAGAATTGTAAAGGTCAGATAATACTTCACGCTGCAGCTCCAGAGGGGATTTCGACACCTTCCATGTAGGAATCGTGCCACTGACAAGTATCATAGCACAACCAACCTTCGGTTGCAGTGTAGACGTAACCAAACTCTTCATTGTTCTGAAGAAACTCACCTAGGTTATTGTCTAAACGAGGAGGGCAATCCTCACCACGAGTAGAATAATACAGGGGGCCAACAACAGGCAGAGTTTCATTCTGCCAACCAGCATTAGTGCGAAGTGAGGAAATGTCACCACCGTCGATGAGTTCACGCACTTGTTCTTCAGTGTTGTAATGTGTGCGAAGAACGCGACCATTGAAGGAAGGATAACCGTCCCAATGACAATAAACAGACACAATCTGTCCGTCTTTAAGTTCTAGACCGATGCGAGAGCGGGTTGCCATGTGATGCTTGTCTCAACATGGCCAATATACAACGCTCAGACTGCCATGGGAGGATCAGTGGACAGCCCGCAAACTGTCACTCGCTCAGTGCTAATCCGCGCCAATTCTTTGGTGCTGGTGGATCACACTTACCTTCTAAAGAACGTACCATAAGTTCAGCAAACTTTTCCATTTTTTCTGCAGAAACTGTCTGTGGAGAATAACTGATAGCATCTTTTAATGCTACCAGTTCATTCCATTCTTCTGTGCTAAGATTCTCCGATCCAGTTCTAGCGAGCGTCATAGTTTCTCCAAATGTGGGGCTATCATAACATGAATATCCTGCACTATCTAGGAATTT